GTTTTTTAACTTTTATATTCCCTTTATTTAAATAATTTTGAATATTATTTGTTTTTGCCGATAAACAGTTAATTGCATTACATTCAGACATATTTATAATATATTATATACTATTTTTATTTATACTATAAATATTTTTGTAAAAATCTTAATGAACTCTAAAGATTAAAGGTCATTAGCATTTTCAGAAGGTTGGCCTGTTCAACCGAAATGAGATCGTAGTTGTAAAGACGGTCGATATACTTATCGGATGTGAAATCGTGACATTTCATACTCATCTCGAGAAAATCGTAGAACTTACCTTTCTTCACCCCGGTGTCCTTAAACGATGGGGTTGCCCAGTCAACGAGTTCTGATTTGTAGACTGTGTCTTCTTTGACAAATCCAATGCAAAGTCGTTGAAGTCGAAAGGAACAATATTCGTTATTCCTTGTAAAAGACAAAGTATCGTTATCAGAAAACCAAACTCGGCCATCGTAGCCTTTAAGGTTTTTCGTGACAAGTTCGTTGTAAAAGAACCCCCTAATTCCCTTTCCTTCCAAAAGTTGAATGTCTTGGCGAGTGGCAAGTCTATATCCAGCATCCTTGATTTTTTGCGTGACCAAGCTTTCAATGACATCAGCTACCATAGAGTCCTTCTTGAAAAAGGTGAATTTAAGCTGGTTGGAAATATCGGCAATAGTGTCACAAATTGAGTTTCGGAGTTCGTCTCGATCATCAATATCAGGACTGATGTGAATACCCAAATCGACATCGCCAAGGCAACAGTTGTTGTAAATATCTTTCGCCATTTTCTGTGAGAGTCCATTTTTAGCGAGAAGGGTAAATCCCAAAAAACATCCTCCTTTTCCCTCAATCTTAAACTCCCCCCTATCGTAGTGGGATTGGTGCTTTTTGATCACTTCTTTAAACACAATGTTGTTAGACCATAGCCCAATGATAAACAACACTGGTGTCAAGTGCATCTCATCCGTGAGGAAAGAATCCTTTTCCTTTTTCAAAAGCATTTTCTTTTCCATTTTTAAAGAGGAAAAAATAGGCAAGTCGTTTGGAAGGGCAAGATTACTCGACACATCGCACAACATACTGTGAGCTTTTTCATACATGGTGTTTTTGACGGTATCGGTTAGCAACGTCAATATTCTAGTTGAAGAACTTTCTGGAATATCTGACAACATCAGTCGGATTTTACTCTTTTGAGAAGTTGTCAATATCTCCGGAATTTCCATTGCAAGTTGAATACGAACTATCCTTTTCCCTATTTTTTGACCATTGGGGAGAAGAATCTCTTGGATAATCATTCTCACGACTTCCAAAATTTGTTCATATATCGTTGGAACGAGCAAAAACTCACTTTGCATCAAAAGCTTACAAAATAATATAAATAAATATTATCTTAAAAAATATTTATCATTTTTTTTTAAATATATTGTAAAATATTTATCTTTTACTATTTTTTTGTGTATATAACACCTCTAAAAAAATGTGTTTTCTACAATCCCAAATAGGGAGGATACCAGCTACACATCTCACAATAATGCATTTCGGCATCGTTTTCGAAGATGCATTGAGGGCATACCCATGTCAATCGGTGAACATCACACACTTCACATACGAGTAGATTTTGATCGTTTATCAAGGAGCAGTTTTGGCAAACCCATTCCTGAACCAGAACCGGAACTAGAACCGGAACCAGAACCGGAACCAGAACCGGAAATTCCTTGATGATTTCACGACAATTCGGGCATTTCGGAGTAATACGGAAGAGTCCGCTTGGGTCAAACCCCATTTGAGCTCCAAGATCCACATTCATATTCTGAATATTCACAATGCATTCAAGGCATAGCATACAGCTACAATTTGGTGTATTGCAAACCTTAAAAGTTTTGATACTGTCAAAGCAAATTTGGCAGTCCTCTTCAGAAGCCATCGCGAAAAATACTTTATATAAAAAGGTTTTTTAGGCTATATGTTTCAATTTTTTTTTAACTTTATAAAATTAAAATGATTTAAGTCAAAAAAAAATAATTATTTAATATGAATTTATTAAATAATTATTTAAGTAAAGATATTACAAAATTAATATTATTTAAAACATTTGAACCAACTAATATTAATTATATTAATTTTCATATTTATTGGAGTGAATTAATACACCCAATTAAAGTAGTTTTGTCTGAAATGATTATATATTTTCAAAAAAAATATAGTAGCATACAAAACGATAAAATAACAAAATATATCTTTAAAATGTCAATTAATATAAAAGATATTATTTATGTTTCTGAAAATATAAGTTTTTTAATATTTGAAAAAGATGAAACGTGGATTAGAGGATATAAATATAATAATAATTTATGGGTAATTAACCGTGGTAAATTTGGATTTTATAATGAAAAGAAGAAACATCAAAAAATATTTAAAGATGATGTTAGTAAAGTATATCAGTTTATAGATAAATGGAAAATTTTAATTGATAGATATAACAATATTATTCAATCAAATTATATATTAAAAGAAAAATATAAATCAGTATCAAATATTAAAAATATACTTATATATATACAAGAAATTGATATTATTTCCAAAAAAATTAATGAAATACATGAAAAATTAATGAAATACATGAAAAATTAATGAAATACATGAAAAATTAATGAAATACATGAAAAATTAATAAAATATTTAAGTTATTATTAAATATAATAGTTACTATACCTAAAATTATTTAAGAAAAAATATACAAAAAAAAATATTACATATATATTCTATTATTTTAAATAGAAACGTTTATTTTAAAAATAATAATAATTATAATATTATTATGAATAATATAAATTCTATACTTGAAAATCCGTGTAGTATTGCACCTGATGAGTGTTATAATAAAAATAAATATATATTATATTTAGAGAAAATACATACAATTTTGCACGACTTAGAAGGTAAAATTATAACTGATGGATTAAAATTATTTAATGGTGAAAAAATAGATTTTGATATATATATTAAAACACTTGATAAAGTAAAAGGACAAGTAGATAGTGTATCCGAAGAATTTAAAAAAAAATTAAAAGATTTTGAAGAATACAATATAAAAATAAAAATATATGATTATATAAAAAAAATAAATGATATAGTTAAAAATATTAAATTAAATAAAAATCCAATTAATTTAAAATATGAATTAGAAGAAAGATTAAAAGAATTAAAATTTTTATTTAATATATCTCAACTACCGGATGAAGATAATCCTAAATACCCAATATATAATATATCTAAATGGATAGATAAAGAAAAAGATATATGGTATATAGATAATATTTATTCAGTTTTACGAAAAACAGAACTTAGACTAATAAATATTCAATTAATAATTATAAATTGTTTTTATAATAAATCACAATCAAATATAAAAGCATTAGATGAATGTGAAATAATTTTAAATACATATATTAAAAAATTAATAACTAATGTAAAAGATAAAAAATATGGTGACCAAGTTAAAATTTTAGAAGAATATAGTAACAAATTAATAAATGATATTAAATATATTAAAGAAAATTTAGAAGTATTGGAAAGTAAAAAAGTCGAGTTATTAAATAACATTAAATATTTAAACTTCAAAGATAGATTACATGATCTTCCTGTAAAAAATTCAAAATTATACCCATATAATATTTTATTATTTAAAAATTTTAAATATGAAAAAACAAATGAAAATTATATAAAATATTTAGAATTAATAGAAAACTTACAAATTAGAGTAGAAATAAGGTTAAATGATATTTGTATTATAAAAATGAATTCTTTTAATAAAGATTTTAATATTAAAAATGAACTTGATGAATGTAAAAATATATTAGACACTTACGTAAAATATGAATTAAGTCTTGCATATCAACAATATAAAAATATATATGACGATACTAGATTAATTGAAAAACTAAAAATTTATTCTGAACAGATAAAAACGTATATAGAAAATATAAGAAATAATAAAAATTTATATAGAAAAACCTATAAAAATTATGACAATAATGATGAAGAAGTAAAATATTTTATGACAATAATAGATTCTAAAAAATATTTATACAGAACAATAGAAAAAATGCAAAATTATAAATTTGAAAAAATTGGAAGTACTGATTTAAATTATAAAGAAACATATATATACAAACATTATTTAGGATATATTGAAAACTATTCAACTGAACTTGAACATAATAAATTTAATATATTAAAAGATAATCCAGAAGTTATAGATCATTTGTATGATATAGTTTCTATACCTAAAGAAAAACATAAAAAAATAGAAGATTTAAATATTAAAGAAAAATATAATGAATATATAAAAAATGGTATTTTACCATATGTAAAAGTTATTAATGATGAAAAAATTGATAAAGTAGATTTTATAAAATTTTACCCAACCTTAAATTATTATAGTGTCAAAGACAAAAAATATCAAAAAACTTATAATACATATAATACAGTAGATAACTATATCAAATTTGAATTATTTGAATATTATAAAGATAATTTTAAAGATATTTTAGAAAAACAAAATAATATCAAAAATAATAAGAATGATTATAATTTGTATCCAAATTTAAAAAGTATTAGGGAAATTAAAGGCGTTGGTAGGTTTAATTCATTAGAACGTAAAGAAGTTGATGAATTATTAATATATAGAAAAAAAAGTGCTGCAATTGAAATTAAAAAAAATATAATTGAAGGAAATTCTTTTGATTATAACAAAGCTGTTACAAAATTTGAAAAAAATAAAGAAAATAAAACAGAAGAAGTAATAAAAAAACTTGAAGAAAATTTTGAAATAGAATTAAGAAGTCATTTAATAAAAGGAAAAAAATATTTAGCAAGAATAAGTGGTGATAAAGATTGTAATAATTCAGTATGGGGTAGATTTGATTCTAATAGAGTTGATAGAGGTCCTTATTTAGCAAAAAAAAATTCAATATGTAATCAAAAATTAATAAATAGATTATTAGAATATTTTGATCCTAATTACACAGATTCCGATGGAATTTTACAAGGAAAAGATGGTAAAAAATCAATTAATGTAGACAGAAGACCATTTTTATTTGGATATTCTGGAGATATTGTAAAATATATGAGTTGCTATAAATATTTACGTTTATTATTATCAGAAGGATATAATCAAGGTGATTTAATAGAGTGGACGCTTAAATTAAATAAATTATTTACGTATTGTATCCTAGATAATAAAAAAAATATACTATTTCCATTAATATTTTCATTACCAAATAAATATTTTCCTGCTAGGTATATTATACGTGATAAAAATTTTTTAAAACAAGAATTTACTTTTTTAGGACTAATTGAAATATCATTTTATGATAACAAAACTACTAAATCAATAAGAAAATTATATTCGTTTGTATTTATGAATAATAAAAATAATAATATTAATATTTTAGATTTATATTCTAGACTTATTGAAGGTGGTACATATATGCCAATGACTACAATTACTCATACTGAAATGAGAATTATTGGTATTAATTATAATGACAAAGAAAATAAAACATGTCTTTTTCGTATAAATAATCTTGAACGCATAAAGAGTGAAACAAATAATAAATATATTGAAAATAAAGTAAATAATCTTACTGATGAACATATAATACTTGTTGCGTTAGAAAAAAATAAGGATATTATTAAAAAAATGTATGGAGATAAATTAAAAGAAATAAAAATTGTAAAATATCATGAAACTAAAAATATAAAAAAGAAAAATGAAAAAAGTATACCAAGATTCATAAAAGACCCTATACATGGATTCGGAACAATCTATTGTTTTGATGATGCAGTTGATATAAAAAAACCTGATACGATAACTAAGCAAACATATGATTCTATATATCTGGATTTTAAATATCCTGATAATTTTAATGTTGATAATAGCATATATACTGGTGGAAACTATAATAAAATAGTTAATAATAAAATATTTAGTAATAAAATAACATACGCAACAGATAATATTTTAGGTTATTATTTTAATAAATCATTAGAAATAGATATAAAATTTTATTCTTATTATAATCAACATAAAAATATTATTAAAATAAATAATCCTAATAAGTATTTAGATAACGTATATTTTATAACTAATTTGTTCTATAAATACTACAATATATCTAAAATTGCAATGAATTATGATAAAAATAAAAATAATAAGAATAAAATTTTATCACAAACAATAATTCAAAATAGAAAAGAATCAAAACATCCATTGTGGAAATTGTCTAAAATTAATTTATGGTTAGACAAAAATTATAAAAGTATACTAAATTATAATCCAATATCTCAATTTTTTATATATTTTATTGAAGTTTTAAATTTTTTTGATTTAAAAAATAAAGATATATTAGATATTTCTAATAAAATAGGAGTAACCGAAACAATTAATTTTAGAAATAATCAATATAATTTAAATGTTAAAAGTAATGATTTTTTATATTTAAAATGTAATATATTAAAAGTCCAACAAGAAGAACAAGAAAACATAAATTTATTATATACAAGAATTAATAAAAAATTTAATCCTATTATTATGGATATATTTCCAACATATGAAATTTTTAAAGAAAAAATAAATAAAAAATATGATATTATATTTTTATCACCAGATATTGGAAAATCAAAAATAGGTTATTTTTTAGAACAGCTTAATTCTCAATCGTTATTTACATTTATTATATTTTCTTTATTATCATTAAATATTGGTGGTGATTTGTGTTTAAGATCAAAAGGTTTTTCATTTTATTTTACAATTGATTGTATATATTTTCTTTCAATATATTTTGAAAATATAAATTTATTTAGACCAGAAATATTATATCCAGATGTTTTAGCATATAATTATGTTATTTGTAAAAAATTTAAAGGAATTCCTAAAATAAATGAATATTTAGATATAGTAAAACAAATGTATAATAATGACCCTTCTGGTGGTTTTAAATTTAATGTTTTAGATGAAGAATTGAGAAAAAAATACTGGGTAACTGAACCAATAACTAATACAGATATTCATTATATTGTAAGAATATTTAGTGATGATATTAGAAAAACAAAAGAATATTTAAAAATAGTTGATGATGTTAAAGATTATAATAATAAAATATATAAAAATAATTATTTAAATTGGTTAAATTTAAATAGTTTATTAGATAAAATAATGAATAATGATAAAGATACGATAGACAATCTAAAACAAATTCAATTAATATCAAGTATTGAATATGCTGAAAAATATGATTTACCAATTAATCC